TTCTCTAGGTTACTTGAGTCTTTCCGCAGACACACTTGGCAGTCAAAGTACCGCTGTTGGGTATCTTGCTCTAGGCGTTCAAAACTTTACCACCGCGACTAATACATACAACGTAGCGATGGGTTCTCAAGCAGGTAATAATGTTACAACAGGAGTTGGTAACACATTTATAGGCTCTCTTGCAGGAAACCAATCGACTGGCGCTGGAGTCGATGAAAATACATATGTGGGTTTTCAAGCTGGGCGATATACGACTAGTGGCGAAAAGAATACGTTCATCGGACGCTACGATGGTCAAACGGGGTTAGATCTCCGCACCTCAAGCAACAACGTCGTCTTGTCTGATGGGGATGGTAATATCCGGTTATACATACCTAGTAGTGGGGCGCTCCTCGTCGGCAAAACCACCACCGCCATAACCACCACCGGCGCTGCCATCTCTGCGGGAGGAACTGCAACATTTTCATTCGATCTAACGTCAGAAAATGAAAGCTTTATTCTCAATAATAACAACAGTACCGGAGCCATTTACAAAATGGATTTCCGGCAGAATAACTCCAGTGTAGGACGAATATCTGTTGGGTCTAGCAGCACTTCATACGGTACGTCTTCTGATTATCGGCTCAAAGAAAATATATCGGATTTGACAGGGGCTACGGCAAGACTCAAGCAACTAGCGCCCAAGCGATTCAACTTTTTAACGACACCTAGCGAAACAGTAGATGGATTTTTAGCGCACGAAGTTTCATCTGTGGTGCCTGAAGCGATACAAGGAGCAAAAGATCAAGTTGATAGCAACGGTGATCCGGTATATCAAAGTATTGATCAATCAAAATTAGTGCCGCTACTGGTGGCGACTATTCAAGAGCTTGAAGCGCGTGTCGCCGCGCTAGAATCATAAGGAGGACGAAATGTCTGAAACAAGAACCGACGAAGAAAAAGCGAAGATGTATCAAGCCATGCTGGATGGCGCGAATGTCATAACTAGTGTGCTGGATAGCAGCAACGAATATGGCAATGACCTGACCAATGCTGAAAAGCAGGCAAAGGTTTTGCGTAGCTCTGGCTATCTTGAATACGGCAAGGCGCTTGGCGATTGGGGGTCAGAAGATTTCAGCGCCATAGATTCTGCCGTAGCAGCCGCAAAAGCATACACACCATAAGGAAAAACAGAACGTGCAAATCAACCTAGAAGAAAACGAGATCAACGCAATCCTAGCGATACTGGGCGATATGCCTAGTAAGTCAGGCACTTGGCCTTTGATGATGAAGATTAAGGTACAAGCTGAAGCGCAACTCGTTGAGCCAGAAGAAGGGCCTGAAGAGAAAGAAGGCGAGGAAGACGCTGCTGTCGAAGCTATAAATGGCTGAAATACAGTTTCAGATGCACCCTCTTCCGTCAGTATTCTTGATGGAGTTGGACATCCCGACAGAGTTTGTTGAATCGTGTAACGACTACCTTGATGAGCTAGTTACTCAAGACGATAAAGTTAGCGCAGCGCATACGCTGGTAGGTCAGATCAAGACAGGCGAGCAGCTTGTCATGGATCACGAAGATCCGAGGCTGGCACCGTTTTCTAGGTTCTTGTGCGAAATGGGTGTGACGTATATTAACCAGTTCATGGCCCAATCTGGTCAGGTGCTGGACGGTAACAGAAACGTCGAGATGGATGAACTATGGTCAGTCCACAGCTACGAAGGTGATTACAACCCGATCCACGACCACGGCACTAAGACAGTGATGGGTATTAGCTGTACGACATGGACTAAGGTGCCGCCCCAGATAGTGCAGGGGCCAAGACCGGGGTCGCAAGAGTACGGGTTGTATAATGCTTCTGGCGAAAGCGATGGCTGTCTCTGCTTCAACTACGGACAGAGCAGCACATGGGACAGAGAGCGGCTGAAGCCGACGCAGAATGTCGTAGTCAGGCCGCAGGTGGGAAGGTTATATATGTTCCCATCATGGATGCAACATATGGTGTATCCGTTTCAAGGGGAAGGCGAGCGAAGGACAGTAGCCGCCAATATCAATTGTTTTCCTGTCGAGGGTGAGCAAGATGGACATAAGCATTAATGATACTGCTCAGATTAGTTGGAAGCAGATAGCCGTACAGAAACAAGAGCGGTTAAGGACAGGCGCTGAAGGCGAGACTGTGCGCGAGGCGGTAGAAACAATCATACCAACAATCTACACAAAAGAAGGCAACAAGATTGAGGCGCAACCACTAGCGCCTACTCAGCGGGTAAACGTAAGCGTATGAGTGACAAAGGCGAACAAGCATTGAACGAAGTCAACGCCCACGAGCGTGAGTGCGCCCTGCGCTACCAGCGCATCGAAGAGCGCCTTGCAGAAGGCTCTGCGAAGTTTAAGCACCTAGAACATCTTATTTACGGACTGTACGCATTGATTGCAGCGGCAGCATTGCCGCAGTTTTTCATGGGGTGACCCCCTATGGTGATTGAATCAATCGCAGCGGCCTCCGCAACCCTGTCGGCCATAAATGGCTTGATCTCTCAAGTAAACGAGACGGGGCAAGGCGTTCATCAAGTGATGGGCATGATCTCCGATTTTGGGGAGGGGATCACTGAATTTGAGGCTAGACGCCGACAAAGCACCTTCAAACCACTCACTCAGAATGAAATCTTGAAGCTGCAAATGCTAAAGAGGCAATATGACCGGCACTGGCAGTCAGTCCATGACCTCCTACTGGTGGCAGACCCGAAGCTCCTTGATGACTTTAAGGCCGCAAAAAAGCAACAAGAGCTTGATAGACAAGCGCACTTGAAGATGATTGCTCGTAAGAAAAAGGAGCGACAACACCTTATCCATCAGATACTCGTTGGCGCTACGACGTTGATAATTGGCGGCGCGATTGTCGCGATGGGTTTCACAATTATTTTAAGGGTGTACGGATGATAATGGCGTTTTTGCTAGTAGTTCTTGTAGAAGGTGAGCCGATTGCCGATCAGTTCTATTTTCGCAACATTCAGCGATGTAATCAGTTTGCTTTATGGGTAGAAACCGGCAAGGTAGATTTGGTAAAAGACCGTAGAGTACAACGGCAAACCAATATCAGCGCCTATTGCATACCGAAAAGAATAAATCAAAATACAAAGACATACGACTGATGGCAGCAAAAAGATTAGAAGACGGTAGTGAATACGCTGAATACGATGCAGATGGCGATGGCATCGTTACCGATGAAGAACTACAGACAAGTAAAGAGTTGCAGGAGCTGCGCTTACGACATGAACGAGCAGATGCTCAACGTGCCATGTCATGGTTTGCCCTCTGGGGGATGCTGCTCTATCCATCACTTGTCGTTGTCAGTGAATTTTTTGGAATGAACCAAGCAGCATCTATCCTGGGCGATATGGCGGCAGTCTATTTTGTCAGCGTTGCAGGCATCTTGGCTGCGTTTTTTGGCGCACAAGCATGGTCAAATAGGAAATAAATTATGAGTTTAGTGGGACAACTAATCGGGCCGGTTACAGGGCTGCTAGATAAGTTCATAGAGGACAAAGATCAGAAAAATGCGCTGGCACATGAGATTGCCACCATGTCAGAGCGCCACGCTCAAGAAGCTCTCAAAGGCCAGCTTGAAATCAACAAGATGGAAGCGGCACACAAGAGCTTGTTTGTTGCCGGGTGGCGACCTGCTATCGGTTGGATTTGTGCGGTGGGGCTTTTGTACAACACGATTGTAGCTAACGTATTAGGGATATGGATGAAGGTGCCAGAAGTAGATACAACGCTTCTTGTGCCCGTTATGATGGGCATGCTTGGGTTGGGCGCTATGCGTTCATACGAGAAGGTCAACTCCGTAGCACGAGAAAAATAGATGGTGACTTTCATGGGCCAGTTGATAGAGACATTAAAGCGGCACGAAGGCGTAAAGTCTTTTGCTTACCAATGCACAGCCGATAAGACCACGATTGGTGTCGGGCGCTGCATTGACGAAGATGGCGGTATCGGCCTGTCTGACGATGAGATCGAATATCTGCTGTTGAATGACATAGAGCGTTGTGACGAAGAGTTAGAAAACGCCTACGATTGGTACAGGGATCTCAAAAAACCTAGACGCGATGCCATGATAAATCTGTGCTTTAATCTTGGTTTGACCAGGCTGCGCGGGTTTGTCAAAGCCTTAGAAGCTATGTCCCGT